AAGGTTAAAAGAATAGGTTGTTCAGGTATTAAAGATCTTTTGGAAGAAAATAAATTAGAAATTGTAGACCAAAATACTATATTAGAATGCTCTACATTTATTGCGAAGGGGCAATCATATGAAGCATCAGATGGCAATCATGATGATTTGATGATGAATCTAGTAATGTTCGGTTATTTTGCTACAGGTAATTACTTTACACAGCTGACAGATGTTGACATCAAAAATATGATGTTTGAACAGCAAATGAAAGAAATCGAAGATGATGTATTACCTTTTGGTTTTATAGACGATGGAATAGACGCAGCTGAAGTAGAAGATCAAAATGATCAATGGCAAACAAAGAAAATGTTTGAAGATTGGGGATCTTTATACTAAAATTTAAAATATATAAATAGAAGTAATTGAACTCCGTATTATGGAACTTATAATTCGATTACTGGAAAAGGAATAAGAAATGGCAATTGGTACACCTTCAGAGTCTCCAGCTATTGTCGTCAAGGAAGTTGATCTTACAGGCGGTGTGCCTAATGTACAATCAACTACTGGCGCGTTTGCTGGTGCTTTTCGTTGGGGGCCTGTAGAACAAGCAAAGCTCATTCAAAATGAAGCGCAGCTTGCTGACACCTTTGGGGCGCCAAACGATAGTTTTGCGGTAGACTTTCTGTCTGCAGCATACTTTTTAAAATACGCCAATGCATTACAAACAGTTCGTGTAGTAGATTCAAATGCAGCAAATGCGTGTGACAGCGCTTCTGCAGCTACACTAATTAAAAACGGTGATGCTTGGGATAACGGAACATTTACATCAGGTAACGTATTTGCTAAGTGGCCTGGTGAATTTGGTAATTCACTACAAGTTGTATGGTCAGATGCCACAAACTGGGCTAACTGGAATGCAGCTTATAAAGCACAATTTGATGCTGCACCATCAGGTGAAGAACATCACGTTCTGATCTTAGATGAAGATGGTGTTATTACAGGTACGGCTGGTGCTGTACTAGAAAGATTCCCATATGTGTCTGCTACACAAGGTGCGGTAAACGCTGACGGATCAAGTAACTACATGAAAGACGTTATTAATAGAGGTTCAGAATATATCTGGATGAATAACGTTGTAGATTCAACAGGTTCTCACTCTCTTGTTAGTGGTAACAATGGTACAACAGTCGGAACTGGTGATTATCTGACAGGCTTTGACGCCTTTGAAGATAAAGATACTGTTCAAGTAGACTTCTTAATTGCACCTGGTATGACTAGTGCAGGAGATCAAGCGACTGTCGTTAATGATCTTGCAGGTACTGCAGGCGTTACACGTAAGGACTGTGTAGTTGTGACATCACCAGCAAGTGCATCTGTTGTAGGAAATGCTGATCCAGCTAGTGCTACAGTAACTGACGCAAGTGCTTACACATATAACTCATACGTGTTTGTAGATAACAACTGGTTAAAAGTATATGACAAATATAATGATAAATTTGTTAATATCCCAGCTGCATCTTCTACAGCAGGTTTAATGGCTGCATCTGATGCTGCATCTGCTCCATGGTTCTCACCTGCAGGTTCACGTCGTGGTGCTTATGTTGGAGTTACATCTCTAGCTTATACACCGACTAAATCTGAAAGAGATACTCTTTATAAAGCCGGTATTAATCCGATCGCAAACCTACCAGGTCAAGGCGTTCTATTATATGGCGATAAAACACACGTAAGCAGACCATCAGCATTTGATCGTATCAATGTTCGTCGTCTATTTAACGTTGTTGAAAGAGCTATTGCATTGGCAGCTAGAAACACATTATTCGAATTGAATGATGAGTTTACACGAGCTGAATTTGTAAATATCGTAGAGCCATTCCTAAGAGAAATCAAAGGACGTAGAGGTATTACAGACTTTAGGGTCGTATGCGATGAAACAAATAATACTGCAGCAGTAATTGATAGAAATGAATTTGTAGCTAATGTATTCATTAAGCCAGCACGTTCTATCAACTACATCACTCTAAACTTTGTAGCGGTCAGATCTGGTGTTGACTTCGAAGAAGTCGCTGGAAGACAGGTATAAGGAGATAGAAAATGGCAGTTTTAGGCGTCGATGATTTTAAAGCAAAACTACGTGGTGGTGGTGCTCGTCCTAATTTATTTAAGGCGACAATTAACTTCCCGGGTTATGCTAATGGCGATGTAGAATTAACATCGTTCTTGTGTGAAGCAGCTCAATTGCCTGCTTCAACAATTGGTACAATTATTGTTCCTTTCCGTGGTCGTCAGTTGAAAATGGCTGGTGATCGTACATTTGATGTATGGACACCGACAATTATCAACGATACAGACTTTAATGTTCGTAACGCTATGGAGCGTTGGATGAACGGTATGAATGCACATAGTGCAAATACTGGTCTAACAAATCCTGTAGATTACGAAGCAGATCTAGTAGTTGAACAAATAGACAAAGACGGATCTACATTGAAGACTTATAACTTTAGAGGTTGTTTCCCAACAGCAATCGCTCCTATCGATCTAAGCTATGCAGCTGAAAACGATATCGAGAGATTCTCTGTTGAATTCCAAGTACAATACTGGGAAGCAGCAACCACTACTTAATACGACTATAAATATTTTGAGGGGCTTAAAGGCCCCTCTTAACTTAAATTAGGAAATACCATGGCTGAACAAAGTGGACTTAGATTATTTGGTTTTGAAATAAAAAGAGCAACAGATAAAACTGCTGATCAACGGCAGTCTATCGTGCCTCCTGTGGATCAGGATGGTGCCGGATATGTCACAGCAGCCGGTGCACACTATGGTACGTACGTTAACCTTGGCGAAGGTGATCACGCAAAAGATAATATGCAGAATATTAGACAGTATCGTGCTGTTTCTGATCATCCTGAAGTGGATGCTGCTATTGAAGATATTGTAAATGAATCTATTACAGCAAATGAGAATCAATCCCCAGTTAGTTTAAAGCTAGATCACGTCGAAGGACTCAGTGATCAACTTAAAAAAGCAATGACAGATGAGTTTGATAATATTTGCTCTATGTTAAAATTTACAGATTTAGGTCATGATATTTTTAGAAGATGGTATGTTGATGGTAGAATTTATCATCACCTTGTGGTTGATGATAAGAATCTAAAACAAGGTATTCAAGAAATTCGTCCTATCGATGCTACAAAGATTCGTAAAGTAAAAGAAGTTAAGAAGAAAAAAGATCCTGTAACAGGAGCAAATATTGTAGAAAATGTAAACGAGTTTTACATTTATCAAGAAAAACCTGGCGGGATGAATCAAGGTATTAAATTATCAAACGATTCAGTTTCTTATGTTACATCAGGTTTATTGGACGTTGATAGAAAAAGAGTTGTTTCTCACTTACAAAAAGCTCTGAAGCCAATTAACCAATTAAGAATGATGGAAGATTCTTTAGTCATTTATAGACTATCGAGAGCTCCTGAAAGACGTATATTCTATATTGATGTAGGTAACTTACCACGTGGTAAAGCCGAAACATATATGAAAGATATTATGGCACGTTACCGTAACAAACTTGTATATGATGCAGACACAGGTAAAATCCGAGATGATCGTAAGCATATGTCAATGCTTGAAGACTTTTGGCTACCACGTCGTGAAGGTGGTAGAGGAACCGAGATCTCGACTCTTCCTGGTGGAGAAAACCTAGGACAGATCGACGATATTATCTACTTCCAAAAACGTCTTTATAGATCTTTGAACGTACCTATTAATAGATTAGAGCAAGAGGCGCAGTTCTCTCTTGGCAGATCTACAGAAATTAGCCGCGATGAATTAAAGTTCCAAAAGTTTATTGATCGTCTTAGAAAACGTTTCTCTATGTTGTTTACAGAGATTTTGAAAAAACAACTTATAATGAAACAAATTATAACTGAAGAGGATTGGAATAACTGGCAGCAGGATATTGTAGTTGATTACATAAGAGATAATCACTTCTCTGAACTGAAAGATGCTGAACTAATTCAAAATAGACTACAAACACTAGATACTATGCAGCAATATGTAGGTGAATTTTTCTCAAAAGAATATGTAATGAGAAATGTATTACAATTAGATGATGATGAAATTAAAGACATGAAGCAACAAATCGAACAGGAAAAGTCATCAGGTGAAATACCTGCTGATGATGAACAAGAAGATCAGCAATAATGTCTGAAAAAGAATACATCGTAAGCTTAAAACGAGGTGTAGATCCAGCTGCGTTTGGTGCAGAGATGACCCAATCATCAGGGAGCGGAACTGTACCTAATAGAAGCGTTGATGTAGTAAATAAAAGAGAAGCATCTCAACGAAATACTCACTACGCTTTAACAGAAGAAGAAGTAGAAAAATTAAAAAACGATGATAGAGTAGTTGGTGTAGAAATACCTCCTGATCAAAGAGACGATATTTCAATTGGTTTAGCAGGCCGTCAAATAGCTAATTTTAATAAAACCTCATTAAACGATGGAAACCATGTGAATTGGGGATTAAGACGTTGTATTAGTAATACGAATCCATATGGAATTTCAGAGGCCGTAAGTGGTGATTATACCTATAGTCTAAACGGTGAAGGTGTTGATGTAGTAATTCAAGATAGTGGTATAGAAAGAACACATCCAGAATGGGAAGATGAATCAGGTAATAGTCGCTTATTTGAAATAGATTGGTATGCAGAAAGTGGAGTGAGTAGTGACGTTCAAAGCCCATTTCATTATAGAGATTACGATGGACATGGTACACATGTAGCTGGTATAGCTGTCGGAAAAAATTATGGTTGGGCAAAAAATGCCAGAATTTTTTCAATGAAAGTAGCAGGACTAGAAGGCACTGGTGATGTTGGAGGAATACCTATTGTATATTGCTTTGATGCAATAAAATTATGGCATAGAAATAAACCTATTGATCCTATTACAGGTTATAGAAGACCTACTGTTGTTAACATGAGTTGGGGTTATGGTTCATATTTTTATAACGTTGATCGTGGTGTTTATAGAGGTACTTCATGGAATAGCCCAGATACTACAGGAATTTATAGAGATACATCTAAAGGTATGATAGGTAGTCCAGTCGATGAAACTTATGGTTATAGATTTGGAATACGAATAGCTAGCATAGATACTGACATTCAAGAAATGATCGATGAAGGTATTCATATTGTTGTAGCTGCGGGTAATTATAGACAAAAAATTGATGTGCCAGGTGGAGTAGATTATGATAATTATTTTGTAAATACTTCAAATATAGGTTATTATTATAATAGAGGGTCTAG